GAGCGACCAATCCATCAGATCGCCTAAGGGTATGCCGGTTGATACTGCTATCCGCACCAGCAAATCCCTTAACTCTCTTTTGGGCTTTCCTCAACCACCTCAAAGCCCTCAAACTCATTGGTGACCCATGCTTGCTGGCTTGGCAATTTAGTATGCCCAGCAGCTTTGGCTGCCTTGTAAAGCATGCAAGTAATTACATCCAACGAGCCTTGGCTCATCTTTTCAGCTGCTTGGGTGACTGTGTATCCAAGATCTCGCTCGATCTCAATCCAAAGCCATGTTGATTCATCGCTCACTATGTAGTTATTGCCCTGTTTTGTTTTAATGTCGTATTGCATAATGGTTGCCCTGTTCTATTCGTTAGGCTCGTGCGACTGTTCCATCCTCAACAATGAAGCTGAGGCTGGTAGTTAGTACGTCAGTGGCCGCGCCACCAACTGTTGGAAATACCGGGAATACGTTGCCAGTAAATGTGTCACCATTTACATCAAAACTAAATGGCAATGATGTATCAGGTGCTGAAGATGCTGCATCCCAAAGTGCTGAAATAATACCAGCGCTTGAAGTGTCATCCAAGTAAAGTTCCACGTTTAGTGTGGCGGTCTTGTCTACGGTCTTGTAGGCCCGACCTGATAGCACTTCTAGTACCTGCTGGTTGTTTTCGCGCTCTAGTGTAACTGTTGATGCTTGATCTGCGTACGACACCGAGTTAATACTTAAGGTGAGATTACGCCCAGTTATGTAAGTTGCTGGCATAATTTTTTTCTCGCTTTCTTAGTTGGTTGTGACCATCTCGATGTTGAGTTGGCTGATAAGCATGTCGGCGTTTCCGATTTGCTGAACTGTTGGTTGTGACCATCCACCCAAAAATGAGATGTTATTGGCTAGTAGATCAGTGACACTAAAAATTAAGGTTTCCAAGTTTTTCAAAGCTGCTTGGTTGTCAGCTGCATTGACTATGCAAGTGATGTCAAAGCGCACATTGCAACGCGCACCACCAATAGCACTTACTGTGATGTAAGGCGATCCCGGCACAAGCACAATGGCTGGTGGTGTGATGTTCTCATTCGGGTATGAGTAAACAACCCGACCAGCAGCTGCAAGAGTTCCGGCAAGGGTTGATCGGTATGTTGCTAGATCAGCCAAGGTAGCCTCGGGTATCTAGGTGCTTGCCTAATAGGCCTGATACACGAGTAAGCATTGAACGGCCTAAGCGGTACGGTGCTGGACTTTGGAAGTCAACACCTTGTTGGCCTAGTGTGCCAGTACGAGTGATCCAGATGTCGCATGCAACTGCGAGCGCACTTTCGCGAACCTCTGGAATAGTGTCATACAGCGCGGCTTGGCTGGTCAATACTGCTCTGCCATTAGGAATGATCTTGCGCTTGGTGATGTCTGCATTCGTAATTGCAGCTTCAAAGAATGTCACGCCGTATTCATCCACGCCCTCTTTGGTGACTGTGCGTGAGCCATTGAAAGGTGAGCCACAGTTGGTGACTGTCAAAGCCTGACCAACTACGAAAGTATTGTCATAGCAATAGAACCGAGCGACATTGTTTGTAAGTGATACGCCATTGATAGCCACATCATCAAAGATTAGGTAAGACAAGATTATGTTTTCGGCGCTGTCTGCAACTGCCTGCACAATTGCATCTGCGTAAATGTCACCAATACCAAGTACGGCTTTTAGCTCGCTTAGTGTTATCAGTGCCATTTCTAATCCTTATCTATTGAAGTGTGTGGGGGGCACAGGGCCGCACCCCCCACACTTCTAACTAACTCTGACTTAGGTCAGGTTAAAGCGACGTACTCCACCGGCTGTAACAACCTTGACGGCCATGTAACCGTAAAGCATTGTTTCAATCTCGCCAGTTGTAACTACGTTTGTTGACAGCTGCAATACTGGGCTTTCGTAGATTGCAACAGATGATGGAACAACAATAAATGCTGATTCATCGATGGATGTTGAAACAGCCTTGTTGGATACGTAAAGGTCTAGGCCCATTACGTTTCCGCGTAGTGACTGTGTTCCAACTTCGCCAGCAGAGTTCTGTGGCTGTGATGCGCTGAAAATTGGTCGCTTGGTTGAATCCTGCGCGCCAATTAGCAGACCCCATTGGGATGTGCCAGCGATGTAACGTGTAGCCAATTCGCCAGTTGCAAGGTAAGCAGCTGGAGTTTCGGTCTTAACAAACGAAACAATGCCATCTACATCTGCGGCGGTTGCAGTTGCCTGTGTTCCACCTGATGTAAGTTCTGCAATTACTGCTGCTTCGGTTGCCTGTGCGTATACCCGGCGCATGTTATCCAACATGGCTGCGTAGAAGCTTGGGTCAGCGCGATCAAATAGTTCTACCGAGTAACGCTGTAATCCCTTGTAGGCCTTAACAGTTGCATCAACGTAAGAGCTGACAATACCTGTTTCGGATGGTGCAGCACCTTCGGCTGTTTCTGCAACTGATCCTGATGTGGTGATCTTTGGAATAGATACAGTCATACCTGCATTAGGTAGTGAACGTGTACCGATTGCATCAATCGCGCCACGTGCGCCGATCTGGTTGTCTACAACCTGTGATACATACTGGATTGGCTTGAATGCCGGGTTGGTTGTAAAACTGTCATCAGCAGCTGTTAGATGCTTTGCATCCTCTGCCTTTGCGTGTGCAATCCATTCTGCACTTTCATGGTTTCCACGTTGAGCCTTGATTGAATGCTCTAGGAAATGTGCTTGGGTCTTGATTGGTGATCGCGGCTTGGTGTAAGCCACTGGTGCAGCAGCGTGAACAACAGCGGCTGCTGTTACTTCATCTGCAACTGGTGTTGTTACTTCGTCCACTGTTGTCTCCTGTGGTTCATCCTCGGCGGGGATTTCCGCTTCGGTGGTTTCTGGGGTTTCGGCTTCGGTAGCCGCAACGCTTGATATGGTGGCATCCTTAAATGCAGGATTCGTGACATGGGCCACTGCCTCCAAAACACTTGATGCAACAACCATGACGCCTTTTTCGATTGTGTATTCATTGACCTTGGCTTCAATGCTAAAGGCTGGGCGTAGGCCCTCACTTGCCTCTACTAAGGCATCGTTGCCTGCGTTAGTCGGCGCAATCTTGAAAGCCATTGAGATGCCAGCTGGTGTCACTTCTAAAGAATTTCCGACTCCGCGTCCGATGGGTCTAGTTCTGTCATGCTCGCTATTAAGGATGATCTGACTTGGGTCAATGTCACCAAATGCGCCAAACTCAAAGCGCACTGGCCCGGCGGATGTGTTGCCTACCTTGGCAAAAGGTACAACTAGACCTTTAATTGTTCGGGTTTCGGTATCGGCTGCCAGAATTTGGCCCTCAAAATTAAGTTGCATTTGATCCACTTCCTGTGTCTGTTGTGAAATTAGGACCGGGCACTGCAAGATTGCCGCCAGCCTCATTTACTATTTGTCGCGCTTCATCTGATGTAATTACTTTGTCTACGCCTAAATAAACTTTTTGTACTACTTCTGCAATGTTTAACTCCCTTGCAGTAGCGGTATCATTTTGATCGCTTTCATTACCTCTCGGTGCTAATTCCATTTCCTCACGTGCTTCATCAACATTTATGATTCCAGCTGCAAGCATTCTCTCTAATACTTCAATTTGTTCTAGTGGATTTCCACGTAGGTAATCATCTAAATCAAACTTAACAACGGTTCCACGAGGCGATAAATCGTTCATAGATAACCTTTCGGAAATACAGGCCATGTAAGGTTTGAGTGAGAAGTCCACCAAACTGCGCCTCTCCTGCGAAACATTTGAGTATGTAGCACTGGCGCTTTCTGCGTTTATGTACCATGCCGGGATGTTGCATAGTCGAGCAATTTCTGCAGCTGTGTTCAAGCGTGATTCTGTAAGTTGCATTTGCCCGGCATCGTAGCCAAAGGTAGTTACATCTAATGGGCCAGACAAGTAAGCAGTTGATCGTTGTTGTCTAGCAATTTTCCATTGAGCCAAAAGGCTTGACACTTGCTCTGGTGGTAGATCAACTCCAGAGTTCTTAATTACCATTGTCGGGTTAGGTTCAGCAGCCATTCGGCTTACTGCCATTTCAAGCTCTAACGCTGTTCTGATTGTTCGGCCACCACGATTAAGCAAACCCTCATCAACGCCACTAAACATAATCAATGATCCAACACCATTGGCTGGGCATAGATTACCGTCTAGATAGAAGCCGTTTAGAATCTCATCAGTTTGTAAGTCAGTTGTAAATGTCACTCGGGTTGGATCAATACGGCGAGCCTGTGTTGGTGCGCCATCTGGTCCTACTTCTAAGACAAGCCAGAACGCATGTCCCTTAAAGAGGATGTCCTCAATCGTCCAACACATCGTGACAAAACGTGGCAAGGCTGGATCAGGTTGCTTTAGTAATGGTCGGCCCTCAATCCTTGCACCAGTAATTTCATTGTAAGAATGTAATCCCAATTCGCCAATAGTTCCACAAATAATGTTTCTGGCTCTAGCGACAGCTGGGACCTGCATAGCATCGCCACGATTGATTCCAAATGATTGGAATGGACTAAAGGTGTCTTGGTAATAAGGTATTGCTAAATTTGCTTTGGCTTGTACATCTGATTTTTCTGGTGTTGTACCCAGTAAGAAATCAATAAATCCCATGCTTCATTATCTCATAAATGTGTGACAATCAAGCATCTAGTGCGCGTGTCGAGAATTGTGTGGGCCAGTGATAGGAGTGACTGACCCACACAATTAAGGTACTGCCAAGTAGCCCTTAACTACTAATGATAGTCACACTCTGTTGTGGCGCACAAGCATGACCTGCCGCCATTACTAAAGCGACTGCAGCTGTGATTGGTACTTGCGCTGCTCTACGTGCAATGCGCCAGCCACCATCACTTGCTGGCCGTCTAGCACATGAAACTAAATGCTGGTGAAGTGTGGCTTGTCCGGGATGAATGAACCTGCCTTGCTGCATTGCGTTTAGTGTTTGATCGCAACTAATCGCAAAGCCAGCACTGGCCCAAGGTGTTGGCTCGGTAGCGACCCCAGCTTGTGCCAGCCTTGGCGCAATGTAGCCAGCAGTGTTTGGGTCATAAGCAAACTTTCTGGGCCTGTATCTACGAGCAAGTGTTGCCAATTCACCTGTAAGTTCCAAGTCATTTATTCCGCCATCACGTTTCCATTCATGCAGGAATACTGCCAGTCCCTCTGGCCTTTCTTGAATAGTAACTAGGCAAGCAATCTCTCTATTAAAGTTAAGGTCTAACGCCATCCATGTAGGCAGTCCATCCTCTAGTGCTACATCTTTCTCGCCCTCATTCCACATCTCTATCGGGAATGGATTTTCGATTGCATCAATCCACATACACAAGGTCTCTGTTTTGAAAGCATCTTTAGAATCAAAGATTGAAGCATCCCTAATGTTTTCAATGCTGACTGTGTAACCCATTGCAGGGTTAGCCATTGCCCATGCTTTTTCATCGTTTACATCTGACCCGGCAGGTGCGCTGTATTCGTAGTAGCCCATGCGTGTTGAATCAAAGGTCAAGGCTCTGCGCCTTTGTTCATTTAACACTGTGCTATTTAGATCGCCAGCGTTAGATGTCCAGTACACCTGCGCATTAGGTCGCGCTCTAGTGATCGGAGTTACGGCTGCCCAGACTGATTCATCAATTTCTCTAAGCTCATCAACGTACAACAAGTCAGCAGTTGACCCACGTGGACCCTCACTAGTAGCTGCTCGGATGGCGTACTTGCGTAGCCTTTCGCATTTAGTGTTGCAAGATTTGGGGTAGTGATGGCAATAAACTTCCAATTCCTCTTGGCCATTTGTACGTGATACGCGCTTGATTCTTTTACGCATCCAGTCCAAACTCTCTGCCATGTCGACAGTTTGCTTGAAAGTATCTAGTGATAGTTGCCTTGTTTGTGACATTGCAATAGTGGATTTCTCACCAAAAATGTACAAGCCAGCAAGGATTCTCATGCGCATTAAGTGAGTCTTGCCTTGCTGTCTGGCAACCAAGATGCCAACTTGACTTCTCGCCCATGTGCCATCGGGGTTTACCTTTAGCGCATCATCCAATACATAGTCCTGCCAAGGCAGTAAAGGCACACCTAATTCATTAGCCAGTTGGCTTACTAGTGGCCCGGCGCTGGGCAGTTTTAGCAGGGGGCTTTGGATTCTTGGTTTTGACGAGCCGTAGGAAATCCCCGACATAGGCTGTTCCGTCATGTTCCTCATCCTTTTTACTGGCAGTACGAGTCTCAACAGTTAGGTGTAACTGCTGTAATACACTTAAAAACTTACCACTTAACGCTGTTATGTCTTTAATGTCAGCCCCTAAATCAAAGGAATTGTCCAATGATTTGGCCATGCGCCGGGCCAAAGTGATGGCTGCAACATCGGTTGGTGCTACCCAGTTGGCAACGGCCAGTGCAGAATTTAGAGCTGCGTAGATGTCCATCGGTTTGAGTTCCTGAACTTCTGGTTTTTTTGCGGTCATGACTTGGGCCTTTCGGTTGTTGGTGGATCAAAACGAGCCATTCGGGGAGAGATTCCTGC